GTATAAGCTCCAATATTGATTTAGGCTCTGCGGAATCACATATAATGCGTTGCCCGCCGTACCCCATGTCCTTTATCTTTTGTGCGATTACCTGGTTCGTTACGCCCTCCATGCCGTACCATTCATCAAATATATAAATGACCTTTGCATTGTTATCTACCATCGAGCAGATAAAAGCGTTCGGATCAGTGTAACCAAAGTCCAAAGAAAAAGCCGCCTTTATGCCCGGAATCCTTTTCACTTCCGCAACATCAAAGTCAGCTTGTTCAAAGTTCGTATAAATCAATCCTTCTGCAATACCCCATTCGCCCTCGCCCTCGATGCGATATCGTCTAGGGTTCCGCTGTTTCATATCCTCAAATATTGCCCGGTCGGCATCATCCAGCCATTCATTGCAGCGGTATGTTGTGGTTTTGGTAAAGGTAAATTCGCTCGGCGTATCAAAGAACCTCGCCTTTAACCAGCTTTGTGCGCTCCACGGGTTGAACGTGAACCGAATTTGCTTCCACAGCCCCTCCGGAACCTCACCACGAATAGACATATCCAGTTTGTTGAAATCATCCTCGCTGGTTATCTCGTATGCTTCCTCTACCCATACCCAGCAAAGCACACCGGACGGAACAGAAATAGAAGTTACTTTCAAACCATCATCAAAGCCCCGGAACAATATCTTTTGCCCTGTCGGTTTATACGTTGCCTCCATAGGCGATACAGTGAAGCTCCACAGATGCGACACACCCAACTTTTCCGCCGCCCATTGTAAATCCGAGAAGCAGGAGTTTCGAAGCGTATTCGCAAAGCGGCGCACACACAAAGCATTTGCCGCCTGGTACTTCATAATGTTGTATATAAGCCATAATGCCGTTGTCTTTGACTTCTTACTACCGCGGCTGCCTTTACAAGCACAGTATCGGTGTTTGCTGTTCCAGTAATCTTTATACCCGCCGCCGATGATATCCGGGAGGTATATTTTTCTTGGTGCCACCATAGGCATCACTCTTTCAATTCTTCTTCGCCGGAGAACATAACCGGAACATCCACGATCGCATTTACCTTGTCCGTATAGATTCCGTAACGCTTTCCAAGTAGTTCTGCGGCCTTCAAGCGTTCTTTCTCGGATGGTGCCTTTTCCATCTCCCGTGCTAAACTGCATCCTTCGCCGCAACCCTCAACAACGATTTCCGTTGCCCTGCTCTCTCCCCGGAGAACCGAAGTCAAGTATTTCAATACCTCGTCTTGGTCCGCAACCAACTTCGATTCCTTTTCTGCCATTAACTCTGCAAGGAACTCCTGCCCCTCAACATTCTTCAACAGTCTTTGTCCTTGACTGTAAGCTGTCTTTGGAGAATATCCGGCTCTTATTGCTGATTGTGTGGCATTTGCATCCACAACATATTCTCTAAAAAACATCTTCTGCTTCTCTGTCAATGCCACATCAACCACCGTCCTTTCCGATAATCTCCAAACAAAAGCCCACCAGGAAGGAGTAAGCGAGAACCCGGCAGGCTTTAAATACAAAAGGCACCGTCCGAAATGGTAGACAGTGCCTTTCATGAATCGTTATGTAATTTTGGTATTTTAATAATACCACTCCTATTTATGAAATTTCTATCAATTTTTATCAACTAACACAAACTCTTTTCTACTTTTTTACCTCACAATAGAATACTGTTTGTGCTTATCGTGTTCTATGGCTTTCTGCCATTTGTACTTCGTCACACGTTTCTTTATCTTCTCGCATTCCTTTACAAGTCGGTCATACCGTTCATCATCAATCCTTATCGTTGCTGTCAACTCTGCCATCCTGCGCCCCTTTCTTACTTCAAATTAAATTCGTTATAAAGTCGGTTTATCCGTTCTCCCAACCTTGCGACTTCCTGCAACAATAACCATACATCGTTATCATGTGGATATTTTTCATACACCTTTTCAGTCATTACAAAAATATTCCCTCTACTGCAAAACTCATATTCATTTGGTTTTGTGCAATTATGATCGTGGTTGTATCTGCAATTCTTGAACGAACAACACGGTAAATCAATTCTCATGCTTGCTCCTTTCTCCATGTCCTTGTTGGCGCATGATATTTTCTGCCATCCGCTGTTTCAACCATTGTTTGTTCTTCACATGATGTAGGAAAATAAAACTTTATCACTCTGCCGGAAACTCCCGATTCAACGCACCTAACCAAATCCCCAATTTCAAATGCTCTTTTCATGATTGCTCCTTTCTAATACGGCTCTCTTACGTTGTAACAATCAATATCCGAAAGTGGTATTAATGTTTCCGTGGCGCATCCTCTGTTCCGTGTTTGAATGTATAGCTTGTCTTTCTGACTTCCAAGGATGCCAACATAAACCGCCTTTGTGTATTTCTTAAATTCGTGATTTTTGAATTTTACCTCAACTACCATCCCTTACTCCTTTCCTCGGACAATCGAGATTGCCAATTTGAAACCTTTTGCAACTCCGATTTCCTCTTTATCCTTGTATGCTTTTCCGCTTTCAAGCCATCTGTCACTTTCCTTTTCCAATTCCGCAACCACAGCTTCCATCGGCTTCCGGGTGTTCCATGCCTTTATTGCGTTTTCTTTGTTTATATATCTTCCACGCTGTGCATTACATTCTTTGCATTATGGCACATAAGTACAAAACACCTTATCTTCCCAAATCTCCGCTTCCCCACCGCAGAACGGACAGTTTTTCAGCTTACTCATTTTCCCTCACTCTCCTTAAATCAACTAAAATATCAACTAAAACATCAATACATCAACTAAAATATCAATTTTTCGATTTACTCTCCTTTGCTTCCATTTTCCGCAACGCTTCAAATGCCATCACCTGCGCTGTCACTTCTTCGTCCGAATAGCCTTTGCCCTGCGGATAGATTGCCTTTCGCAGATTTACAAGTTCATTCATACATCCGCTTATGATACGCCATGCTTCAAGTGGTTTCATTTACACCACCCTTTCTGATAATTCTTTTGGCATCAATTACATCTATCACATCGTTGTCGTCATACATTCGGAAACACTCTAATTCCATTTGCCTTATAACCTCTCTTACATCGTAGGCAGTCGGCAAACCCTTGATTGCATCCCATACCAATTCACAGCTTTTTCTGCCTAAACCCTTGCATTCTATCAAAGCTCGCTTGATATCATCTTCATCGAGTAATCTTCCCATGCGCTCACTCCTTCCTCAACCTTTGGAAATTTACAACAATCGCATTTTCAAATCCATTATCACAGCGCACTTTTTTCTCGATTTCATCTATATCTTTGTTCGATATGTCTTTATTAAACGTTACTTCTGTACGAACAAAACCTTTTTCTCCGTTTTTTTTACACCTTAAAATCACCATGTATGTTTTCATGTACTCACTCTCCATTCTCCATCCGGTCCAACTGCCGGGAAATCTTAAATTCAATCTGCTCCTTCACTACCTCTTCGATGCCGTACAAATAGGTTAATTGCTCGCACATGATAAGCACATCGGCAATCTCCCCGGCGATATCGCCCAACCTCTCCACAAACTCTTTCGCATTCTGTACTCCCCGGTTGCTCTTGGTGATTGCCTGTATCAATTCCGCGCATTCCTCGATTGCAACCTGCTCCTGCGACTTTATCCCATAATGCGCCGCAATCTCCCTAACCTTCTTTTTCTGTTCCTCTGTCATTTCTGCTCCTTTCATCCAGTGCCTTTTGCACCTGTGATAATGCCCTTTGATGCAGGCCGCCGGATATCCATTGATATGTATAATTCATATCCACCGCGATTTCTTCCCATTTCATGTAAGAGAAGTACCGTTTGTACAATAACCGGATGCAATCTGCATCGCAGGCACGGTCTATAAGTTCCATTGCTTCTTTCTTATAATCAACGAATCTGTCAATGCTTGCGTTTATCTCATTCTGCGCCTGCACAATCTTAATCACGCAATCTTCAAGTTTCTGTTGATTCCCGGATGCTTGTACCCTTTCGCCACCTGCGGAAGCCGTGGTTTTCTCTGCAAGTGTCCGCAGGCGTTCCAACTCTTCCGTTTTGGTTTCAATTTTGGCATCCATTATCTTGATCCGGTTTAAATAATCAATTGCCTTCATCACGCACCCCCGAATTGTTGTTTTAAGGCTTCCGCCCTTCTCCGGATTTCTTCATCGTTCGCCGCTGTTTTTGGGGCTCCCAACAATGCCGCTTCCAAATCGTCCATATCTTCCGCAGGTCTTTCTGCGAAGCTGTTAAACTGATTCTTTTTATTCATCCACGAAGGAACGATTTCTTTCCTGCCCGGTTTCTCTGCATCCTTTCGCGCCCAATTCCGGATGGTTGCATAGTGGCTCTTATAACTCTTTCCGGTTGATGCCACATAGGAAGAAAGTCTTTCGATACGGTCCTTATAATCCGGATATTCCGCTTTCAGCTTTTCCAGTTCCTCATCCGAAAGAAGCACGTTTTTATATTCACCGTATTTATGCTTTACAGGCTTTTCCGGCTTCGTTTTCTTCGGGGCAGGCGGTTCCGGTTCGGCAGAATCGGATATAATATCTTTTATATCTTTATCTTTTTCTATTTCTCCTTCTATATCTTCTTCTGTTGCGTTACCTTGCGTTACTGTAACGTTACCGATAACGTTACCGGGCAAAGATTTCTGTTTTGCCTTGAATTTTGCTTGCCGCGCTCTGTTCTGTTCCCTAATTTTTTCAAGGCCATCAATGTTTTGATGTTCTTCCCATCCGGCAATGGCAAACATTCCGTTGTTGGTGACAATCATGTTCAACTGCTCCAATGCCCCCAATGCAAGCTGAACTGTGTTTTCTTCGAAATCGAGTTCATCCGCAAGCATTTTAGGCGTGTATGGAATGTTTTCTGTAAGAAAAATCATTCCGCCGGAATTGCAACGCCCTGCCATTGTTAAAAGCATTACCCAAATCAACACAATATTGTTTCCGTCCGGAAGGCGGCGAAGATGCTTGATTTTGCGATTGTCGAACATGTCCGTTGTAATCTTTATCCACTTAACATCTGCCATTTTGCGCCCTCTCCTTCTGCATTGCTTGTATTCTTAAATGTTTATCATACTCTCCGTAACTCATTCCCATTTCTCTTGCCTTCCGGTTAAACTCCGCAAGCGTTTCAACCTTCTTCTGCTTCGGCTTCTTCCGTTCCGGCTTCGGCAGTGTGCCGTTCATGATAGCTTCCCGGCGTTGTCTGTCATTCTCTCTCGATAGTCTTTTGCTCCGTTCGTACTTGCATTCCATACTGCAAGTAACCTTTTGGGAATAACTTGTGCGGAATATCTTGCCGCAAATTTCGCATTTAACATCACGCGCCTTCTTTTTGCCGTTCTTCGCGTACTCCTTTTTTCTCAAATATGCGGCTTGATCCGCGCAATCCAAACCGCAATATCTCCTTCGGTTCCGGTTCCGGTCCGTATCGTCCACTTCAAAGGGCTTGCCGCATAAAACACAAATCTTTATCATATGGCACCCCCTAAATTTCCACGATGCGGATGCCATGCACCCACAACATCAATTTCCGTTTGATCACATACTCTGTCGTGCGGAATCCCTTCGTATCTTCCACGACAAGCGCGCCATTCTTCCAGTACACAAAATCCGCGATATACGTTACTTCCCTTTCAATGGTCCTGCCTTTATGCTTGCCGCCCCTCGGTCCTTCCGTGTCGGGCTCCTTCTGTGCAGGAATCAAAACAAACTTTACTTGCCGCTGAATGTCCGCGATATCCCCGGCCTGCTCCATCAAAAGAAGTTCTCTGTATCTCTTCGCTTCTTTCTTGGAATCGAAGGTGATGCCATCCAACACCACCTTCTTATTGCCGTACTTACTCTGCGTTTTCCACCTTGCCATTGTCCGCACCTTCTCCCTCTGCAATATCCCGGATGAAATCCTGCACTTCCACAATAACCGCATCATCAACACCAAGAAGATTTTTAATAATGCCCCCGGCGTTCTTTTTTACGTTCTCTTTGGTTTCCGCGCTGTCGAAATCATCATCAACCTTTGCAATATCGGTAAGCTGTACGGTAATAATTCTTGTAATCTCTCTCATGTTATCTCCTTTCTCTCCCCACGGTTGACAGCCGCAGGGAGATTCAAAATAAGTTAGTAGAACCAATGGAATCCGGTCTGTGATATGCAAATTCCGAAGGTGCTTAGTTATTTCCAAACAGTGCCGCGGAAGCGTTCTGCGGTGCCGCTGTTGGCTGTTCCTGTTCCGGTGCCGGGAGTGTTTCCGGCTCCATGTCGATTACATCCGGGGCATTATCAACATAATCTTTCGTGCCATCCTCATTGATTACTGCCATATCAGAATCAATCGCGGTCTGCATTTCGATACTCATAATTCCCCATTTACTGATAAGCTGTCGAAGCATGGTTTTATATGCCATACCGTCAAAATCCTTTTCCCAAAAGGTATATCCCTTCTTCGCTTGGTAGCCCTTGGAATATTTCAGCGCATGGGCTTCCATCTTCTTTTTGCTCCAATAGATAGCCTTGCGGAATCCATTGGTATATTCGAACATTGCATAATATCCGATGGTTGCGGCCTGCTCTCTTTCCTCTTCATCCGCAATCAGCTTCACTTCGATTTCCTCATTCAGCGGATCGAAACGAACCAATTCCCCTTCCTTGATTGCAAGGACATTCAACTTCTTATACTGCCCGGAACGGATTGCAAGCTGAATATATCCTTTGTAGCCCAACTGGAACTGTGCAACCTTTCCGCGCTCCCTGTCATTGAAAGGCACCATGTAATACTGTCCCAACTGCGGAGAAGGTGACAGTTTCAAAGATTCTCCCAACAGTGCCGCCGCAAGAATGGATTGATTCGTGCATTCCTGCAATGCCGGATTGTTATTGACTGCGGAAACCACCGCGGAAATGAACTTTGTACCGTCCTTGCCGCCTATCACATTGTTAATCTGATTTTTTACGGCATCATTCGTTAAATATGCCGTGATGCCTAATCTCTGATTCTGCTTTGTTGCCAAACTATTATTTACTGCCATTGTCCTTACCTGCCTTTCCTAAGATTTCTCCTAAAGTTTCGTAAAGTTCATTTAAAACACCGCCCATGCTGTCCGATTCCTTGTTTTCAATTTCCTCAAATCCGATTTTGACTGCTCTTTCAATATTCCGCTTTGCAACATCCGCAGGAAGCCCAACTTCAACAAGTGCTTCAAGCATCCCCGATACCGCGTACGATAAATCTTCAAGCAGATGCATTCCGTTACCGTTCAACTCAACTTTTCCGTTTTCAACTTTAATCATTTTTCATACCTGCCTTTCTAAACCTGCTCGAATGCAATGCCGCGACTGCGGAAGAACTGCCCCAACGCCTGCGCATCCTCAACCGTAAGTAAACACTTGAAAATCACCCATTCCTTTTCCGGCCTCGGCGGCTCCGGCGGATTCCTGCATTCATCAAAAGACTTCGCATCGTGGCACTCCATCTGCCCC